GGTAGGACCCGAAAACCTAGACATATCAAAGACTTAGCCATGATGATCTATTTTTTCGCCCCGACGAACCGATAGGCATGACCGATCGAAGCCTCTTCGATCATGTCGAACCGCTTGCATAAAAGGTTTCTCCAATAGCTGTCTGGCTCGACCGTCAGGTGCAAGGTCTCTCCGATCAATGCGCCGCAACTATCCCGACCCGTTGCGATCTGGAAGAAGCAACGAGTGAGTGTTGCCTTCTCGATACAGTCGAGCGTGCGCTCAACATAGTCGGGGGGGATATGCTCCATGACATCCGCGCAGAAAGTGTAGTCGGCCCGAAGTTCCTCTGAGAGTTCCCATAGACATTGGTTAACGAACGGGAGATATCCGATCTCGACCGCCGTGGTCACGAAGTCTACCAGCGTGACCGCCAGCCCTCGATCGGCAAAGAAGTTGCCAGCCCTTCCCGTCCCGCACCCCATATCGATCAGGGTCTCGCCTTCTCGGCATTGCATTGCCGCATAGGCGATGGGCGCCGCGTCAAGACCCGGAGACCAGCCCCGGTATTCCGGGAAGCTCCACATCCGCTCGTATTTGATGCGCTCTTTGTCCTTGGTGGTCATCGTGCTGTCCTCATCGCAAAGCGGAGTGCGTTCTGGTAATTGGCTCTGAACTTGGTATTGGCGACCTTAGTGGCGTCCTCATAGAAGGGAAACCGTTTAGGAATATTTGCCGATGGCTCGAGGATGTACAAGACCTTGAGCGGCTGCCCCTTCTGGCGCTGCAAGATCGCTTGCGGCGTCTTAAAGACATCCTTGCGGTTGATCAGGCTGCGAGGACGGTCGGCTTTGCGGATAGCGCCGCCGGCAGTGCGAGCGGTGTTGCGAACGCCGGGGATGGCAAGGTTGGTGCCCTTCGGGTTCTTGGTCCCGCCTTTGGCTTGGCGCTGGAGATAGTCCCGCCCGAGCTTATCGAACACCCGCGCATTGAGGTTTGTCTTGTTTGCCGTCTCGACCCGGAGGACGGAGTTAATAAACCGGGAGTTCCTGACCGTGAAAGAGTCTGGATAGGTATGCTGGACGATCTGCCGGCGGATTTGGAACGCCGTGTCATTGAGCGCCTTCGACTGGGCGAATGGTATCTGGGCTTGCATCCGCCGAAACCGACCCATGACGTCGAGGATATTGCTTGTGATCTGGAGCCGCATCTTAAAACCCTTCCATCTTTCGCCCGACCATGATGCCCAAAACAAAGAACGCGAGCCAGCTCGTGAAGAGCACTTTCTTCCAGAAAGCATGATCCTCTGGTTTCATGGTCAAGCCTCCGTGATTGCCCGCATATCGTTCACGACATTCTCGTAAATGTCTCGATGGTGCTCAATAAGCGTAGCTACATCGTCTCCGTACAGTCTCCCGTTATTCCAGCGCATCCAATAGTTCGCCTTATATGGCACTCGACCATCTGCGTAGAGTTTGAGGCTAAACGATCCGGGCGCATATTCTTTCCCGCATAGGTGCCATTCAATCTTATGTAGCTCCGGGTCGCTCATCAGCCCTAGATCGTCCCACCCAGCTTTTGGCTCGCCAAGATACAGAGGCACCCTTCTGGCCGCCTCCGGTTTCTTAATCTTCTTCATATCGAGGATGCGATAGGATCGCGGCCCGTGGGGTTCGATGGCGCCCGCCGCGATCAGCCGGTTGAACATGCCACCCGGCCTCGATGGCGTGAGCGCATGGATCGCCGTTCTTTCGGCATAGCCAAGCGAGACGATATGTTCGAGCACTTGCGACCGCTTAAAAACCGTCCCGTCTGCGAGCGTCCCAAGCGCCCCAATCATGATCTTTTTATAGTCCATTCTACCCTCCGACCTCGACCGTGCTGTTTCTCTTACCTTAGCCTAAGGTTTGGCCTAATTACTTTCGTAATAATTAGGCACCAAACCTATTGGTAAGGTAAGGATAGAAAACAGGCATTTGCTGCCTCCCTAATACTATCCTTTTAATGTCTTATAGTTATTCGCAGGTAAAGTAAAGGTCGGCTTAGGTCATATCAATTGCGGCTGTGGTCACCGGGTCGATGATCACCCATCCGTGCTCGAATGGCTCGATAATCCCGGCTGTGAGGAGCGGGAAAATCGTGCCTTTCGGCTTGGCGGAGTCGGACATATTCTTGGCCATACGATCGGCCCAGCCGAGCGAGGTCATCATGAAATCGATCAGACCAGACTTTGAAATGTATGGCTTTCCATCCCGGCGCTCGGCCCCTGCGGCCCAAAAAGCCCGCTCGATGATGCGGATGTTTTCGGTGTGCAAGGATGGCTTCTTCTCGGTCGGAGCCTCCGCCGCGACCACGATTGCGCTGGTCACTTGCGCCCCATCCTCATCGAGCCAGCCGGGGATGGCGACCTTTTCAAGGTTACAGAATAGGGGCTCGGCCAGTTCGGCATCCTTGCTCTTGCGCTGAACCAGCTGCATTGGCTCGGCACCCTTTGCCGGTACAACGCTCACCTCGATGTCGAGCGCACCCCGCCATGCTGACGATCCTCGAGCCCGGTGCTGGGCTTCATCCGACACCCCGGTGTGATGCACGAGGATCACCGAGCAGCCGAATTCCCGCATAAGCGCACCGCAGGAATCGAGCATAGTCTTGGCATCTTGAGCAGAATTTTCGTCGCCTGATAGGAATCTATGCAAGGTGTCCACGACGATCACGCCGGGACGAACCGGGAGCTTTCGGACGTTCTCGATGACGCGAGAATAGCCGATCGCCGTGTTGAGATCGCAGCCGTCCTTCGAGAGCCACATATTGAGCTTGCCCGCCTTATGGTGGTGCTTCCACGCCGCCACGCGGGAGCGCAGCCCGTGATGGCCCTCACCGGCCAGATATACGACCGGAGCTGAGCGCACCCGAACACCGCGCCATTCGGACAGCCCTGCGGCCATCGAGAGACACCAGTCGAGGACCACAAAGGTTTTGCCGCCGCCGCTTGGCCCGTGAACCATGATTAGCGCATCGGACTGGAGCCAATGCTTGACGAGCCATGAGATCGGAGCGGGTTGAGCGCAAAACTCATCCGCCGGGATAAGCCAGTCATCTGCCGGCGGGTTAAGGAGTGCGACCAGGTCATGCCCCGCTTGGACATAATCATTCGCATCGCCGATCACCGGAGGCATAACCATTCGCGCACCATGTTTGGCGGAGGCTTGTTCGGCATAGCGCTGCCCGACGCCGGAGGCATCGTGGTCGGCGACGATCACTAGGTCGAGCATTGGCCCGTGTCGATCGCGCAATTGACCGGTCACCGGCACTAGGTTCGAGGCAGAATAAGCGACCACGACCGGACGCCGGGTTGCCTCATGGATTGTCGCGGCAGTAGCAAAGCCCTCGGCGATATAGACGGTGCCGGGCTCATCGAGCGTGCCGATCATCCATGAGCAGCCGCCGGTCTGCGCCCCGGCATGGTAAAGCTTGCCGCCCTCTGGGTCGATATATTGAACCGAGGAGATCGACCCGTCTGGCTGATAGAGCGGCACGACCAGCCGCCCGTCGCCGGTCACGCGAGCCCCGTGGGGCTGGATGCCCTTGCGGCGCAGATAGGGATGGTCTGGATGGGCGCCGGTGCAATCGTTCCAGATCGTCTCGACCGTCTGGGCCTTCACTTCGCGTTGGACTGCCAGAGCGGCATCCCGAGCCGCCTTTGCCTCGGACATCCGCCGGATATGCGCGATTTCCTCCGATGGCGTTGGCTTTCGCCCTATATCCGCTCGCCAAGATGATTCGATCCCGGCCCGCCAGCACCCGAATCGCCCCGCCGGGATTCCGTCTGAAAACGCGATATACCAGCCAGTTTTGTCGCCATTCCCGCCCGAGCCCTTTGAGCCGGATCGGAAACGGTGGATTTGCCCATCGAGGACGATTTCGGACGGAGGCTCGAGCCCCGACCGCTGGATGGCGTCAAATAGCTGGACCTCTGGCGGAGGCAGCGAAACCGACGATGGCGACCATGTTTCCCCCAGTATTTTTGTTAGGTCTGTCATACATTTACACCCTTTGCAGCGAGATATCGGGCGAGCCTTTCGATTGTGGCGTATCGAGGCTCGGTCTGGCCCCTGATGAAGCGATAAATCGCGTTTGGATGCAATCCGGTCGATCGAGCGACCGCTTGGATATTACAATCTTTCAGTGCTGCCCTTATAGCGTCTAGTTCCATCATTTTTACATTCTCCGGGAAAATATTGCCGAATGAGGTTGCATTATCCTACGACTCGCTTTATTGTCAAATCATCGCCCGACCGGATTGGCCGACTGGGCAAGGAGCAAAAAAGATGAACACGATTAGCAACGAGAAGATCGTCACTTTCCGCAGCAACAATGGCAAGGCCCATCGCGGAGTGCTGATTAATGGTTGGTTGATGGCTTGCTGCTCTTGCCCCGGATCGCAAAATGGTCGCCTGACCAAAGATGCAAAAATAATTTGCGAAGGTCACGACAAAGCAAACTGCGGAAAATAACAAGAGGGGCTTCGGCCCCTCTTACCTTTCTCTAAGGAATCGACATGGGCAAGCGATCAGACTTCGAACGCAACAAGCTGGATTTCTATGCGACGCCGATGGAGGCAGTTCGCCCTCTGATCCCGCATCTCGCACCGAAAGCTACCTTCTGCGAGCCATGCGCTGGCGCTGGCGATCTGATCCGCCATCTCGATGTCTATGGCCACCAGTGCCGCTCTGCTTTCGATGTCGCTCCGCAAGCCGAATATATAAGCCTCGGCGATGCTTCTTGGATGCAAGAAACAGACTGCGCTGATTGCGACCTGATCATAACGAATCCGCCGTGGGATCGCCCGGTGTTGCATCAGATCATCGAGCGTGCGGCGAGCCTGAAGCCGACTTGGCTGCTCTTTGACGCCGACTGGATGCACACCGCACAAGCCGCTCGGCACCTCGAGATTTGCGTCAAGATCGTCTCGGTCGGTCGCGTCAAATGGATCGCAGAATCCGCCAACACTGGGATGGACAACTGCTGCTGGTATTTGTTCGATGTGAACCACATCGGCAAAAAAACTGAATTCGTCTCAAGAGGACGGGTTCAGATAACAAGCGACCGGCGTCCCGCCGGTCAAACGAAAGAAGGATGAACGATGGCAATCTCTCTGAAACGGACAGGCACGCTCGCCTCAAATGGCGTGAAGCTGCTTGTGTATGGTCAAGCCGGTGCCGGTAAGACCACACTTATCAAGACTCTGCCTAAGCCGATTGTGCTCTCGGCAGAAGCTGGTCTTCTCTCAATCCAAGATGCGAATATTCCTTACATCGAGGTGAATTCGATCGAGACGATCCGCGAAGCCTACACTTGGCTGCAAGGCAGCGAAGGAAAGGAATTCGAGACAATCGCGCTCGATAGCATCTCCGAGATCGCCGAGGTGATCCTGAACGCGGAAAAGAAGACCGCCAAAGACCCGCGTCAGGCATACGGTGCGATGCAGGAGCAAATGGCAGACCTGATCCGCGCATTCCGCGACATCCCGGATCGCAATGTCTATATGAGCGCCAAGCTCGAAAAATCGCAGGACGAGACGGGTCGCATCCTTTATTCGCCATCGATGCCCGGAAATAAGACCGGCCAGCAATTGCCCTATTTCTTCGACGAGGTGCTGGCCCTCCGGGTTGAACGCGACGCCGATGGAAATCCGCAGCGAGCCTTGATGTGCGATGGCGATGGGCTTTGGACAGCCAAAGACCGCAGCGGAAAGCTCGGTCAGTGGGAGGCTCCCGACCTCGGCGAGATCATTGCCAAGATCGGAGGCAAGGCGTGACGATCGAAGAACTCGCCTCCGCTTGGATCGAAGCCAAGCAAGCAGAACAAGCAGCGGTCGAAAACCGTCGCAGGATCGAGGATGATCTGGTCGCAACGCTCGGCATCGATGAGATGCTCGATGGCACCAAGACCACCGAGATCGAGAACGGATTCCAGATCAAAGTGGTCGGACGCCTCAATCGCAAGGTTGATGGCGACCGGCTGCAAGAAATAGCGGCAGAATTTGGTCTGTCGCATCACTTGTCGAGCTTGTTCCGGTGGAAGCCGGAATTGAACCTGACAGCTTGGAAAGCAGCCGACGCCTATGTGGTTAAGCCGCTCTCTGGCGCAATCACGACCTCTCCGGGTCGCCCTTCTTTCACCATCAGCAAAAAGGATTGAAGCGATGGGATTCCTTGACGAAGCACTCTCGGTCGAAGACTTGCCGGTTTCTGAGACCTCTTATGAGCCAATCCCGGCGGGTTGGTATAACGCGACGATCACCTCGGCAGAATTGAAAAACACGAAAGTCGGTGGCGGTCAGTATATCCGCCTCCGGTATGACGTGACCGGCCCGTCGCATCAGGGTCGAGTTGTGTTCGGCAATCTTAATATCCGCAACGCCTCGCCAGAAGCCGAGCGGATTGGTCGCCAGCAACTCGGCGAAGTCATGCGAGCGATTGGCTTGGCTCGCATTCAGGACACCGATCAGTTTGTCGGTGGCGCATTGTCGATCAAGGTCGCAATCAAAGAGAGTGCTCAATATGGCGCTCAGAACGAGGTGAAGGGATATAAGGCGATCGAAGGTGCAAAGGCTCCGGCTGCCGCACCTAAAGCTGCCGCTCCCGCTCCGGCTGCCGCAAAGGCAGCCCCGCCTTGGGCGAAATAAAAAAGTGGGGCTGCCGTGTACCAATCCGGCAGCCCCGCCTCTCAGCAAGTTAGAAGGGGAACGTGGAATGCAAATCCCACAGCCAGAAAATAGCATCGCCGCTCTTATCGATCAATGCCACGAAAAGAGAGAAAACAAACCTCGCCCGCACATGGGCGCCTCGATGATCGGCCATTCATGCGATCGATGGCTCTGGCTTTCGTTTCGATGGGCAGTTCAGCCAGAGTTCTCCGGTCGAATCCTTCGCCTGTTTCGTCGAGGACATCTAGAAGAAAACCAGATCGTTTCTGATCTACGAGCGATCGGCATGGACGTGCGGAAACAAAGCGCCAAGCAAGAAAGCGTCGATTTCGGATCGCATGTCTCGGGCTCAATCGATGCGATCATCGATGCTGGCGTGCCGGAGGCTCCGCTCAAAACCCATATCGCAGAATTTAAAACGCACTCGCTGAAATCGTTCAACGATCTCGAGAAAAATGGCATCGAGAAATCGAAGCCGATTCATTACGCGCAAATGCAAGCCTATATGCTCGGCACGAAGATCGACCGCGCTTTATATCTGGCGGTCTGCAAGGATGATGATCGGATTTATACAGAGCGGGTGAAGCTGGACAAAGAATTCGCCGAGAAGATCGTCGCTCGAGCGCAGCGGATCGCACTTGCGGATCGAATGCCGGAGCCGATTAGCACCGATCCGTCATGGTATGTTTGCAAGTTCTGCGATGCTCATTCTTTCTGCCACGAAACGAAACTGACGAAGCATGTGAATTGCCGCACTTGCGCTCATTCGACCGCAAAGGAAGATTCGACATGGCGCTGCGAGCGGCACAATGCCGATGGCATCCCGGTTGAGTTCCAGCGCACCGGCTGCGATGATCATGTCTTGCACCCCGACCTTGTGCCTTGGCAGCAAAAAGAAAGCTTCGATGAATGGATCGGCATTTATTGCATCGATGGCGTTGACGTTTGGAACGGCCAGCACATAAGCGGCGGTAAAAAAAGCGATGCGGTTTTTACAAGCAGGGAAATTCTTGAGCATCTCGAGGTTGTAAAAAACCCGCCTGATGTTCTTTTGAAAGTCAAAGAAGCATTCCCCGGTGCGCAGATAGTGAGGAGCGGCGATGCAGCTTCGTGATTATCAGACCAGATCGATCGACAATCTTTATTCATGGTTCGACGCCGGGAATGCAGGAAATCCCTGCATTGTCCTGCCGACCGGATCGGGAAAATCGCATGTGATCGCCGGGTTTTGCCAAGACGTTCTGACGAAATGGCCCGAGACGCGAATCCTCATGCTGACGCATGTCAAAGAACTGATCGAGCAGAATGCCGAGAAAATGCTCGCTCATTGGCCCAGCGCTCCGCTTGGCATCTATAGTGCCTCGATCGGGTCGAAGGTGCTTGGCGAACCGATCACCTTTGCCGGAATTCAATCGATCCGCACAAAAGCGAAGGACATCGGCCATGTTGATCTGGTGCTGGTCGATGAATGCCACCTAATCAATCACAAGGACGAAGGCGGATATAGGCGCCTTCTCGGCGAGCTTCGAGCGATCAATCAGCATCTCCGGGTTATCGGTCTCACCGCGACGCCATATAGGCTCGGCCACGGATTGATCACCGATAAGCCAGCCATCTTCGATGATCTCATCGAGCCGGTGTCGATCGAGGAGTTGATCTTTAAAGGTCACCTTGCGCCGCTTCGCAGCAAGATCACGAGCCTCCGGCTGGACACGACCGGTGTTCACAAACGCGGCGGAGAGTTTATCGAGAGCGAGCTTTTCAAGGCGGTCGATACGAAAGACAATAACGAGAAAGCCGTGCGCGAGATTATCCAGCTTGCGGGAGATCGCAAGGCTTGGCTGTTGTTTTGCTCCGGCGTTGATCATGCCGAGAAGATCGCCGCGATCTTGAACGAGAACAATATTCCCGCCGGTTGCGTTATTGGCTCGACATCGAAGAAAGACCGCGAGCAGATGATTGCCGATTTTAAGTCTGGCAAGCTGCGAGCCTTGACGAACGCTAATGTTTTGACCACCGGCTTTGATTATCCCGACATCGATCTGATCGCCATGCTCCGCCCGACGATGAGCGCGAGCCTTTATATGCAAATGGCTGGACGCGGGATGCGCCCGAAATCGCACACTGATCATTGCCTAGTCCTCGACTTCGCCGGAGTTGTGCAGACGCATGGCCCTATCACCGCCGTCAGACCACCGCGCAAAGGCAGCGATGGCACCGGCGAAGCCCCGGTCAAGGTCTGCGAGGCATGTGGCGAGCTTTGCCATTTGTCTGCGAAGGAATGCACTTGCTGCGGCGCACCATTCCCGGTGCGCGAGCCTAAGCGTCTAAAGCTTCACGATGTCGATATTATGGGGCTCGAAGGCGTGAAGATGAACGTCAGCAATTGGCATTGGCGCAAGCATTTGAGCCGAGCCAGCGGCAAAGAAATGCTCGCTGTGACCTATTATGGCGATCTATCTGATCCGCCGGTCACCGATTATCTGCCGATCACGCATGGCGGATATGCCGGAGAAAAAGCCTTGTCGCAGCTAGTCACGATGGCAAAAAAAAGCGAGGCACCGCATGGAATCTTTGATACATCAGACATTGAGCGCATCGCTGCAAATATGAATATTGCTCGCCCGCCGGCATCGATCGATTATCGGCAGGAGGGGAAGTTCTACAAAGTGGTCAAGGTTCAATGGTGAAAATCTCCGAGCATGAAGATCAAAGGAATTTCGTTCGATGGTTTCGATTGTCTTATCCCGGCGTGAGGATCATGGCGATTCCGAATGGCGGTGCGCGGAATATTGCGACCGCCGCAAGGCTAAAAGCAGAAGGAGTTGTCGCTGGCGTGCCCGATCTATTTATCCCGGCTTGGCGGTTGTGGATTGAGATGAAACGAGCGCAAGGCGGAATCGTAAGCCAGCAACAAAAAGACTGGATCGCATACCTTGAGAGTTGCGGATATTCCGCGATCGTCTGCCGAGGATTCGATCACGCAGTCGAAATGGCTCGAGAATTCGAGAAATCAATGCGGCAGCGTTCATAGATTTTTAACTTGTGAAATCTATAACAATTGAAATCCTCACCCGCTTAGGTAGGATCGAAACACGTAAAGGAGAGTCGTTATGCAACAGAGATCAATGCAAGAAGTTATCCGCGACGCAGCAGATGCGAAATATAAGCGCTCGATGACGATGGAAATCATTCAAACCGTCATCGGTCTGATCGGTCTGATTTTCGGCTGCATTGGACTGGTTGCCTTGCTCCTCATGCTGGATATGGTGCTGCAATAATGGACCTTGTTCGCGTTATTCATGAGCGCCGCGTTGCATTCCGAAACAAGATTTCCGAGCAAGCGGAATCGTTGAAAAAACAGAAAGAAAAACCAGAGGAGATTGCAAAAAAGCCGACGCTCGATGAATTCGAGTTGCAACTAAAAAGGATGCCGAGAGAAATCTTTAAGCGACCAGCTTGGAAACAGATCGCAATGGATATCTGCAAAAAATACGATGTCTCATTCGAGGATATTCTTGGCGAGGATCGGAAAAGGGAGCTTGTGCGTGTGCGGCAGGAAATCTTTTATACGATCCGCACCGAGCTTGGCTGGAGCCTCCCAGAGATCGGGAATCGCTTCAATCGAGATCACACGACGATCCTGCATGGCATTCAAAAACACGAAGAAAGACTGAAGTCAGAAAACATCAAAGAGGAGAACTGAAATGCTTATCGAAACCATTCTTGCGGCCCGTAATAAAACCCATGGCGATTATGCCGATCAAGCTGCTCTCGCGCAGAATCTAAAGCGGATGCTCCGCAATACCCGCAACTGGGAAAAGATGGATTTCTGCCAAGCTCAATCGATGGAAGCCTTTTGCGATAAGATTTCCCGAGCCCTGACCGGCGACAATGACGAGATCGATCATTGGCAGGACATTTCGGGTTATGCTCAGCTAGTTGTGAAAGAATTGGAAGCCCGCAAAGGCGGATCCCAGACTCCAGAAATCCCGATGGCGAAGCTGCCTGTCTCGATCAAGAAGCAGGAGAACGACGCACCGCTCGATCCGCCATCATTCTTGGTCAAGCAGATGGAAGACGATCTCAAAGAAGCTCTGAAAAAGTAGGAGCGGCGAAATGAACATCGTTCAAGAACTAAGAGATCGAGCCGCTCGGAGAAATCTTAGCTCGATCGCCTATGCCGCCGATTGCTCAATCGATCTAGCTGCTGCGGATGAGATCGAGCGTCTGATGCGTGTGGTGTTTTTTTACGCAGCCGAGTGTAATGGCGAATGCTGCCCTGATAGGCATCGTGATGGCGTCGGTTGTGGGTACACCGCCCGACTTGCGATTATAAAAGAGAAGAGGTCATGACCGAACACATTCTTAACAAAACGACAGTCAAGTTTCTCTTTGACCTGACGACGAGGAACAAACGGACCGCGGTCCCTGATCCGGAGACGCTCAACCGCATGGCAGCGGAAGGATGGATTACGTGCAAAGCGGGCAAGCTTCCGACGATTACACCGAAAGGCGAAATCGTCTTGGAGCTGTTGAAACATAAGGCGGGTGTGGCATGACCGACGATCTTGTGAAGCGGCTGCGCGATTGGTCTGAGTATGACGAAGGCAAGATCAATGATGCGCGTGAAGAAGCCGCCGACCGCATTGAGGCGTTAGGCGATGCGCTAAAGGTGTCGTTGGAAACGTGCATGGAAATGAGTGAGCGCAATAAGGAACTGGAAACGGCGCTACAGTTTTACAAAGACGGTTTTCGGTATCACGTAAAGCGGACAAGTACAGGGATCAATCTGTCTGAATGGAAGCCGACTGAAGAACTTCTCAATGACTGCGGAGAGACCGCCCGCTCCGTCCTTGCAGGGGAGAAGAAAGATGCCTGAAGTATGAACTTCAGGCAAATTTTTCATAAGCCGCAGCCAGCTTCGTGTCGTAGGCATTTTTCGCATATTGCGGCCCATTGTATCCGCGAGCGAACTTGGCCCAATCCTTATTGGCAAGCTCATCGAGAAGACCGGCAGATCGGATAAAAGCCGCCATCTGCCGGAGTTGCCCAGCCTCGGATTCGATAGCCTCCTCCACCATAGCCTCGACCGAGGAGCAGCCGACCATCTTGAAGTTCGAGCCCATGATCTGGCCCAAGCCCCACGATGTCGAGAGGAGAGCTGCCTCTTCGTCGATCGCGCAAGCCCGCTCGATCTCGGCATAAACCGCATCTGAGCCCTTCGGATAGGGTTTCTCGCCCCACCGTGGATAGGCAAGCCCCTCGGCCACCGCCTGAGCCTGAAGCCCCGGCGCATCCTTGAGGTGTTTGAAGAAATGATGCCGCTCGAAAAGTGCCTTCGGACGGCCAGCCTTATCGAAGCCGGACCCGGCAGCCTCGACCGCAATCACCGCCCGAAAGGCAGCGCTCTCGACCCCGAGATCGGCAGCGATCTGGTCGATTTCGGAATCCTCGATCTTACGAGCGGCGCCCTTGAATTCCATCATTTGTCTCCTTTGGCGAGCGCATCGGTCTTGGCTTTGGAGCCCGCCGACGAGCCGAAATAATAGGCAATGACGCCGGTGAAAGCGGTCTGGAGCGCACCGAGCATCAGGAGCAAAGCCTCGTTCCCGTTCTTCGGCACGCCATGCACAAACATCCAAAACAGGATGCCAAAAAAGCCGACCGTGATCGCCGCCGCCAGAACCTTTGGCGTATAATCGCCGGTCAGAACCTCCCGCTTGCGAGCGCTGTCCCGATCGCCGGCAGCAATGCGCTCGAGATCGATCTCAAGCTCGGCCATCCGGGTTTTGAAATCGGCATCGATTTGCTTAATCGCAGCCAGCTGATCCGGCGTTGCGTTCTGCATTGCCTTGGCAATTTCGGCCTCTGAGCCGCTTTCATTGCCGAGGAGGACGTTAGATAGGGTCTTGGCTGCCAAGCCTGCTAGCGGCCCTCCTAGAGCGGTTGCCAGCGTCGGAGCGACCTGTCCAAGCAAAGGACCTACTGCCTTCATAATGTCCATTTACCCCTCCTATTTTGTCACGACAAACAATGTCACGAAAATGCCGATCAGCAGGACAAAAACGACCAAGCCCGCTGCGCCATAGACCATCAATTCGTGCATGGCTTCTTCGTGTTCCTTCTGAGCCTTTTCAGCCGCAGCCTTCTGTTCTTTTTTGATCCGGGTTGTCTCGGCCATGACCCAATCCCAAGCCTGAAGACCTTGCTCGGAGATGAAAAGATTCTTAGCCTCGGCGAACATCTTTTCGACTTCGCGCTTTGCCATATAGGCGTCCATCGCCAGCTTTTCCGCGCTCTCTTTGCCGAATAGCTTAGGTTTTGGAGGATTGGCAGCGATTTTGGTGAGCTTAGAAGCCGAATCCATCAGGTTCGAGATATCCCGAAAAAGGCTTTGGACTTCTTTGCCGAGCTTGACCCCGGTCTTGATGGCTTCATAAGAGCCCTTCGCAAGTGCGAGAATTGTTAGCGGGTCCATATCATCTCGCCATCGAAGAGGTTGCCTGATTGATTCGCGTCTTGACCGAAATCATATCACGAGGCTGGGCGGAGAAGCCGAAAGTGGCATAACCAATCATCGACCCGACTTCGGGAGGGATCGAGGCTCGGCAAGCATATTTAACACCGCGTTCGACCAGCCACTCGCCAATGTCAGATGATGGAACGAAATCCTCGCAGAACATCTCGCCGGTCAGGAGCGCAATCGCTGCCTTGTTGCGATAAGGACTGCTCGAGAAAAAAGAAGCCGACTTATTCTCGATCGATGTATTGCGACCTCGAGATGACATCGCCAGCTTGATCGTGCGGGTGTTCTTGGCGAGATCGATCGTATAGATGACCAGCGTCTCCGCGCCCATATCGCTCAATGCTTGCTGACCGATCTGGAAAAGACGCTCATCGGACACGATCACCGGCATGGCTTCATAAGCCACGATCTTGTTCACCAGCTTGTCGCGGTTTTCATAAACAAGCCAGCCAGCCAAACCAAAGACGCCGAGCAAGATGACGGCCAGCAACTTAAAAGGTGAATCGACCCATTTGATGACATCAATTGCCTTATCCAAAACCCCTGACGAAGAAACACCCCGCGCGGGTTTCCGGGCAGGGCGTTTTTTCTTTACAGGGGCTTTCTTGGCTGGGCGTCTCACTTATCTGCTTTGCCTTCGAGCTTGTCATAGATGCGCTGAAACATCTGCTCGATATGTTCCATTCTCTTATCGAGATCGATTTTCATCACATAAGTCTTCGGCAGTTCTGTCTCGATCTCGTGCAGATCACGACGCAGTTCTTTCACCGCGCCCCACATTTCTCGAGCGAACCAGCCACCGACGCCGGTTGCAATCATGAAAGCGACATTCAAGATCGTCTGCTGGTCCATTATTGACCCTCCACCGGATCAGGCGGCAGCGGCTCGTTGCCTTCCGCAAGCCATTCCAGATATTTCTGGTAGTCGGTGTTGGCGGGGTCAAACGGAATCCAAGTCAGGTCTTCTTCGCGAAAAACCTTATTGATCTCCCCTGTAAATACGTCTTTTACGAGTCTATATTTCATAGTTCTGCACTCCACGACATTTCGGCAGCAGTGGTATTTTCAGCGTTCAACGCTACTGCCTGACCAGAAGTAAATGAGCTTACGACATTGATTGTCATACGCCGATAGTTAGTGTCGTATTGGTTTACCGGATCAAGGTTAGTAACTGTTGGACTAGTCCCGGACGAATTGAAGTTTCCGTAACCGCTGGTGCTTCCAGATGGCGCAGCCCTCATTGGTACAGGAAGCTCAATATTTACCCCTGCTCCTGTTGAGTTGTAGGCTCGCCCTATACCAAAGTTGGCGTAGTTTGTTGCTGCCTTCATTCGGTAGTAGTATCTTTGACACAGCGCAAGCTCCTGCTCATACTGTCGGCGCTCAAACGGAGTTGCGACCGTGCCGACCTCAAGCTGAACGCCTGTGATGTAGAAGGTTGCGCCGCTTGTGCCAACAACAGACACTGATCCTGTCGGAACATCATACAGACTTGTAAGCCAAGTGTTTGCTGTTCCTTGAGCAGAAGAACCAGTTCCAAGACCAAAGGCTATATAAACACCAACAGAATTATCAGTTCCCCACGTGCCATCAGTACAGCCGGGAATTGTAATTGTTTTCTTTTCCCACGTGTTTGCAGCAGAAATTGAGAACGGGAAAGGGTAGCATCGGCTGCTCCCAGAATTCTGCAAAGAAGCGCCGAAATTTCCAGTTAAGGAGCTTCTAACCCAGAACGAAATAGTTACCTGTGCGGCATTTGCTGAACCCCATGCGAGGTCAGAAACATTGAACCCCTCAATCGGTTGGTATACGAGGAATCTGTCAGAAGCTATGACCGAGTATGAAGAGCTTGAGGTGAACCCAAGATAGTTAGTAAACCCAACGGGAGGGTTTACGCCTCCAGCATTTCTCTGCCAAGTAAATTTTGACGCTTGCGATCCATAATAATTCCAACGATCAACGGTGTAGCCGTTTGCCGTTCCACTTGCCCCAGTATTACGCTGATCAATACGCATGTCCCCGTTGATGATGCGGTTCCGCAGATACGACGAACCCATCGCCAATGTATTTGTAACAGCAATGTTTCCATCTGACGAAATACGCATTGCCTCTGCGCCACCTTCGACAAAAGCAATCGTATCGGCAGCAGGGAAATAAATACCAGTATTCGTGTCACCCGTTGTAGTAATTGCCGGAGACCCTAACGTGCCAGCCGCAAAGGTTGCAGCGCCGGTAATGGTGGGTGTATCGATCACCGTTCCTGAAATTGTGGTCAGAACGCCGGTGCTTTGGTTGATCGAGACAATTTCGATCCATCCAGAATTGGCTTCATTTCTGATCTTGAGTTTATCATTCGCGGTGTCATACCACAGCTGATTGGCAAAAGTCGTTGATGGAGCGGTTGCTCCAGATGACGTGCTGACCAGAGCCGCAAGAGCATCATTCAGATCAGATCGAAAGGCTGGAAAGCCTTGGTTTGCGATGTTCATGTCATGCTGCGACATCAGATGACCCTTCCATAACCTTTTGCGACATAATCGAATGTCCGGCTGACCGCCGTCCCGGCGGAATTACGGAATTCGATGGTGAACCCGCTGGCTGATTTGCCAGTTATAACATAATAATCGCCGGTTGCTAGGTTTTGAGCCACAATCCCGACACCGCCGAGAGCTTTGAAAGCCTCGCTAAATGTCAAATTATAAGCCCCAGCCCCGCTGACAATATCATTCCCGGCAATGACCCGATCTGGCATGTCTATGTTGACGCTCAATTCCCGGATCGAAGGCGAAGCCGTCGCATCCGTAGTCGTCAAATATGCCCTGAACTTGAAAGCTCGAGCCGAATAATCTCCGACAAAGAAAGGTCGCCAATCAGACCAAGTTGGCGTTCCGGCAGGATTGTCATCGGTTGTGGCAACTTGTAGCTGAACATTGGTGTCATCAAAAGCAGTCGGATCGCCATCGAAATCGCCAAGCCGATCATCGAAATTTCCGATAACAGAATCGAATAGATTAACGAAATCAATTCGCTCATTTTTAATTGATGCAACAATCCGGCTTGTATATTTCTCACTTAGATCAACATAAGTCGAGAAATCATAATAGCCATCTGCTTCAATAGTGCCGCCACCACCATCAAAGAAGCCACCAGCACTATCAAAAAGACTAGTCACGCTATCAAATAAAGCGGTGTCGAGCTGAATCCATGTTTCTCCGCCATCCGTCACTTTGACAGTGCGTGTTTTTGCGCCGGTAAAAGCCGGATGCTCTATAAGCGTTTCAACCAGATTCATCGATTCAACGCTATCGATGTCAGTCAAAAGCACGACGGTCGCAGGATTGACCGAAACAAGACCCAGTTTATCTATTGCCTTGACGAAATATGTACCCTGCCTTGATGGAACAATGACAGAATTTCCCGGTCGAGCAATTCTATCAACTAGATCAATCGCATTTTGATAAGATGCACCTGTCGTGTCTGTTGAATATCGCACCTTATAATGCGAAAGATCAGCATCAGGAACTGGAGTCCAAGACAGGATCGCGCTGCCGCCGATCGAGTTGATTGATAGATTGGTGACATCGCTTGGCGGAGCCGTCTTGCCGACGATTTGTCTGTTAACTGTTACCCATTCGGATCGAACGCCGATCGTGTTCACAACTCGAGCACGCACATTGTAAGTTGCGCCATCGACCACATCAATAAGCTCGAAAATATTTCCGCCCGCAATGCCAAGATTTACAAAATCTGTTTCGGTCGATTGCTTGGCTTGAACCTCAAAGGTGCTGGCGAATCCATTTGCCGAATTGACGGTTGCAACAAGGATCGAGAACACCTGTTCATTTACCACTCTAAGAATGTCGGTGACGGATAAAACAGGAGGATCGATCGAGAATGCGCTCGGCAGATTAGTATTGTCTGAGACGAAAGCCGTCTCCTCGGCATCCCAATCGAAAACAGCCGCATTGATTTCCTTCAGCATCATATCGACGCCGAGAAGAGGAGAATCCTGATCGCCTTCGACCACGAAATTCCACGAAACCACCTCGAAAGGTTTCGATGTCCAGCCATAGCGAGAATTCGTGATCGAGACGATATCACCGACCGAGACGCCGAATTGCGTCAGCTTGCACTTAACCTCGAGCGAGATTTGCTGGCGGTTGCGATAAAGTGCGATCTTTGCAAGCCTTTGTGCTGCCGCGCTCGATGTCGTAAATGGCAGCGTCAGATCGAAGAAACTCTCGATGTTATTGTCTTCGGACAGGAATTGATCGCTGGTGTAGGATGGATAGTCGGTCGCTTGCCAGTTCGATTCCGGCGAGACAAAGACGCCCTTCACACCATTGAAATTGTCGCGCCGGGATAGCTTTGTCTGGATGCTGATCGGCCCGCGCATATCATCATCTGTGATCGTCGATGTCGGTGCCTGATAGGCTCCGACCTTGAGAGACCAGACACCGCCGGAATAGTAGACCGTCCCGGCGCAGGACGTGAGCATGTCCTCGATGATGGATTTCGGCGAGTCATCGCTTTCGACCACGCCATTGCAGGAATATCTGGCTTGCGTTCCGCCGGCAGCCAAAGCGACCGCCTCATCGCAGATATTAGCCTCTGCCTCGAAGCGAGTAAGATCGACTTCGGAATCTTCTGCGCCGAGCCCATAGATCGAATCTTGCAGATAATCGAGAAGGCAGAGAGCGGCATTGTTCGAATAAGCAGTCGTGTCGGTGCGAGGATCATAAACCTTCTTGCCCTGAACGATTGCTGCAATATTCGGGATACCATTCGGGAAGGCATCCTGAGAGAATTTCAGCCGCACATAAACATACGCGGTGCCGAGCAACTTGTGGTCGCTTGTCCATTTCCCGTCTGACTCTGCGACAAGATCAGTGTCGGCAGATTGCGTTGCGGTGCCGAGATGCTTTTTGACACGAACGAAGCCGACATATTTTGTCGGAGCCGTGACATTGCCGCTGCCATCGAGCGTCAGTTCATCATCATTCAAATAGATCGTGTTAATCGCTTGCACTTCGTGTCCAGCAAGCGCCACGACGAGGTGAAGATATTCATTGTTATTGGTAGATTCCGCATAAACTAGAGGACCGGAAACCTTGGCTTCGCCATATACGATCGAACGAGCGACAATCGACTGCTTGATTGTTTGTGTTCGATTGGCAAGCGAGGAGAAAGAAGGAGCTTTTGGTTTTGGAGCCAACAACTTTGCCGCCAGACCGAGCGAGGCTGCGATGGCAAATTTAGTGGCAAAAGAAGCAAATCCCGCAAAAACAAAAGCGCCGCCGGTAAAAGAAACGCTAGATGCAAGAGCGGATGCCGCTGCGACCGCGAGAGAAACCGGATCGGCTTGGGCAGGAGTGATGAAAAGGAATCCGGCCAGAGCGGTGCTGGCAAGGAGCCTAAATTTCATCTTGCCGCCCTCCATGCTCGATCGACCTGAGCCGACTCAATATATGCCACACCTTGAGTCGTTAGGACAGCATAACGGGCGCCCATGCAGACGCCGAGAGAGCACCCTATTCCTTCGATCGGAGGATTGTTGATCTTGAGCGAAACGATGTCACCCCGCTGGGCGAGCTTAGGGTTGATTTCATCGAGATAGCTTGAGACCGCATCTTCCAGATTAGAAAAGCCGGACTGCTTTTTGAGAGCAGATATGGCACCTTTGATCGTCTTATATTTCCCGCGAAAATCAGGAATTTTGCTGCTGCCAAATTGCACGATCAAGCATTGATGGGCGAAGATCGCGCAGTCTAGTTGACCCCATGCGAAAGGCTCGGATTCAAGCGATCCGACATATTCTGAAAGTTTTCTCTCCCAGAACGGGACTTTAACCTCGGCCCCAGACAATTTCTTTGTCCTGTAGATCATTGACGAAATCGAAGCCGAGATCGTTTGGATAAAACCGCTTCTGGTCTTCGCTGGTATATCGCCGAACTCTCGGACGCTCGAGATCGATCAGTCTGTTTTCGACCGTGATTTCGACCGTGAGCGTCTGCCCGGTGTCCTCGATGTTCATCTGATCCATAAGACCAGAGAAGATTTCGACCATTTCCGGCAGACCGCTTGTGACATTCATCAGCCCGAAATAGACCTTTGCAGTTCGGCCTTGGTAATCTTCGCCAAGCGCCAGACTGATGATTTCAGACGGGATGCCTGAAAGTGTCATATTCGCGCCTCTGGCTGCGACTTCTGATGTTTCTTCGACCGCCGAGACGCCGAGAAGCGATCCGGCCCCGGTATATGTCACCCCGCCGACCGAAAGGTCTTTGAGCCCCGTCCAAAGCCGCACCGCGCCACTATCGAAAAGCAGTTCGACCGCCAAGAATGGCGACATCACCGGATTGTCGAGGATGGCTGCGAAGTTGCTCGAAAAAACGCGCGACATCAGATGGCCTCGAATGCGCTGAAGGTGATCCCGTAGAATGACGCCTCATTGATCGAGAAAGAGCTTTCCGGCGTTGCCAGCCGAAAAACGCCTTTTGTATCGCTCAGTGTCACCGCCGCATTATCGGCTGGGCTTTCCCGCAATTGCGGCCAGATCGAAAGCGTCGCTTGGCCCGAGCCATTGCTAGAGGCATTTTCCAAGACCTTATGGAGCCGAGACCCGGCCCCGCTGCCGAGCTGGATATAATCGCCCGCCCGCAGATAGTTGGTGGCATTGTTTGGCAGACCATCGATCGCCAGCGTTCCACCGGTCTGGCTTGCGCCGTTCACAAGCGGCGTTCCCGGCGTCGTAGACGCCGACCCGCGAGGAGTAGCGCCAAGAGGATCGCCGAGCAGAAAAGTGCCGTACTGGCCCTGCAATGCGAATAGAAAGGCTATCCATTCCTCGGCATCGGCCCGCTGGGTCGGAGGCAAGCTGATTTCCGCCTCCCACCTGGCGCCTTGATGCTGCATCACTTGTTGCTTGTAGGTGAACGGAGACGAGGAGACCGCGATCGCATTTCGAGCCGTGATTCGGATTTGAGCGATCCCGGCGACGGTCGGCAGAGAGAGCGGATAGGAGATCGTCACCCTTAGCCTCCGAATGCGGTTGAGAATGCCCCGCCGCGACGCCGAGCATCGAGGACTGCGCTTTTTGTTGCGGTTGCGATCTGCGGCATGAGGCTTTGGATTTCAGCCCGGACGGTCGCTTGTACGCCGGTCGAGACATTGATCGTTTGATTGATGACGATGCTTTCGCCGCCGCCCATCCCGAGATTTTGATTCGGAATGATCGTGCCATGAGCGCCGGGAATGAAAAGCTCTGGACCTTTTTCGCCGACCATATAAGGCGTTCTGCCCATGACCGATCCACCGGCAGCCCTGCCGAATAACCCAGAGAAGAAATCACCTACGCCGCTTGAGATGCTTTCAAAAAGACCACCACCGCCACCGGTGCTGGCTCCACTTAGGAATCCTTTGAAAGCATTAGAAATAGGTTGGAAGATTGTCATTTTATAGAAGAGCGTCAGCAAGTCTTTGATCATCGAATTGACCATCGACTTGAAATCCATTTTGCCGGTCATGGTAAATTCTGCCATCGCCGATGCAGCATTGTCGGCGAAGCTCTGGACCATGCCCTGCAATCCTTTGATGGCCATCGCCATTGGATCAGTTTCGGCACGAGCATCGATCAAGCGCTGGCGCAGACGATCCATGCCTATCGCAAACTCTTCGGCAGTGAAGGCTCCACCCTCGGCGAGCTTGGTGAATTCCTTCATCTGTTTAAGGACTTCATAGCCCGGATCGATCAGGGAGCGATATTTATCAAGCAACTCAGATGTTGCTTTTCCATTGTCTCCGATTGCTTTCGTTGATTTCCTGATGGTGAGAACATTCTCTTCATTTGCATCAGTATTATTTTTGATAATATCAGATGCATTTTTCAGGATATCTGAAAGGCTGACCTGTTCTGCAATTCGTTCACGAATAGTCCTTCCAGCCCCTTCGAAATCAAGTTCGAAAGCGCTGCCGATTGCCTGAACGAAAGCTGTGATATCTCTTCCAACTTCAATGAAAGCTGAACCGATCACATAAACGCCAGCCGCAACTGCTCTGAATACTGCGCCGAGCATTTCAGCAACAGATTTCAAACCATTGAACTTGCGCTCAGATTTTTCTGCTTCATTTCCTGTCTGACCTATTTTTTGCAGGAATAAAGAAATAGCTGGGATAACACTTGCCGCAAATGTATTTGCAAAGCCTTGGCTCAAGAAGCCAATCTTGTCCATCTCATCGCCAAATGCCGCAAGGTCTTTTGCGGATTGGCTCGAGAACTGAACACCCATGTTCTCGGCTTCTTTTCTTAATTTCTCAAGACCAGCTCTGCCCTCATTGAGCAATGGAATAAGATCAGCACCAGACTTGCCAAAAATCTTTTGAGCGATCGCAGCTTTTCTCATTCCATCAGGAACTTGAGAAACAGTGTCGGCAATCTGCATAAAGATTTCTTCGGTCGATTTAAGATCGCCGTTTGAATCTCTGACCGTTATTCCTAAACGCTTAAAATCATAAGAAATGCCGGACTTAACATCAGACGATGCCTCATCCATTGCTTTAGATAGCTTGATCAGACCATTTTCAAGCTGATCGAATTCGACGCTTGCCAGCTTCGCCGCATAGCTAATGCTCGAAAGAAACTCAGCAGATGCGCCTGTCTTTTGCATTGCCTCTTCGAGCTTGCTTGCACGCTCGACCGCACCTTGCAGACCTTTTGTGATGCCAGAAAATGTGGCTGCGGTCGCAACAAGAGCCAATGCTGATTTGAGTTTGGTAACAGACCCGTTGAGTCCGTTCATGCTCTTATTGACAGAATTGAATGCAGCTTGCGTCTTATCCTGCGCCGAAAGCGTGAAATTAAGCGTTTCTGCCATTTCTCTGCCTCTCGTTCACAAGTTCGATGTAAGCCATCCATTCAATAATTTCAGAATAGGGAAGGTCTTCTATTTCTGAAATTGTTTTCCCAAGCCGATCAGCGAGCGCGAAAGTTACAAAACGCTCGTGATCGGATCTCAGTTTTTTAGCAGTTCATCCTGCGATGGTCCCGACAAGATTTCATTCGAAATCCTGCCGATAATATCAGGATCGACACCGTTCATTAGATCGCGCTTGTGCTCAAGAGTGAAAATTGCATCGCCCTTTTCATCCTTGGCTTTCATGATGATGCAATCGACAAGAACAGCCAGATCGTTTTCTTTTGCACCATTAAAAAGCTTGCGCTTTTCCGCCAAGGTGAGAGGAGTTGCATAAATAAGGAGAGGCTTTCCAGCCTCTCCCCATTCAGGAACTTCAATCGTTTTGACGTTCTGCGCCTTGAAGTGAGCTTTTGCGCGCTCGATAGGCGAGGACATGTCTCGATCCTTTTACGTTACAGATTAGGCAGTGGTCTTCGAAAGAGCGCCGGTGCCTTGGAAGCTGAAGGTTGCTTCGACCATGCCATCGAAAGCCGCCGTGGCTTCGATCGATGTGACAAGGACCGTGCCGGTATAATAGGTGTCGCCGGTTGTCGCACCCTCTGGATAAAGGTTGAGCGTGACCGATGCGCCAGCAGTAAGAGCGCCTTGACCCGTTGTGTCGGTCTCATCCCAATAGCAGACGATCGAGCCCGTGAACGTCTTCATGCCGACCTTATAGGTGCGGTATGAATCGCCCATCGTGCTGTCTTCGATGGTGTCAGCAGTTTCGGTCAGCGTCCACGACCGCACTTCTGCGATTGTGTTTGCGCTGATTTTAACCAAACCTTCAGAGCCGGTATGAGTAGCCATTTTCGTGCCTCACGATGCGCTTTCGACGTCAGTTTCGCTGGTGCGGTAGCGCACCGTGAATGTCATTCGGATAGAGCCAACAGGCTGTTCTCCGTCAGCATTATAGTCAATTTCCGTTCCAGACAAAACAGTATCTCTTGCCAGACCATCGAAAGTCGGAGCGGATAGCATAGCCTCTTCGACCTCGACCGCAATCTGGTCGAGCGTGTTATCGAGCCCGGAGGTGCCCTTCGCCATGCCCTCGACCATGAAATCGACCTCGCGGTTGTATTTGCGAGGTCTGGTCATGGTCTCGGGCTCGGAGACTTCCCGGAGCGTATAGATC